AAGACTAAGTGGTTTATGTCATCAGAAAACTTCTTGTACGTAACGCGCGCGCGTGAAAACGATTGGATTTGATGTGAAAACTGATCGACTTTGCCAGGTCACTGACTGCGATCAACCCATGCCGACCGGCGATAACTCGACGGCTTGCCCCGATTGCTGGGCAGCAACTGAGCAGCGCATAGCCGAAATTCCTAGCCTGATCACCGAACTTGAAACCACGTTGTCGAGGCAAACAGTCAGCGGCACAGCCAACGGGTCACGATCCAACGAGCGGCCACTGCCGTACTCAATTGTGGCTAGTGACGCCCTTCGGTTGTTGCATGTCACGATCTGGCCGTGGGTGAAGGAGGGACTAGAAGCGCACCCTGATCTGTACGGCAACGTGCACACCACGCGCGAACTGGCCCACACCCTGCTGGCCCTGCATGGCTGGTTGGTCACACATCCTGAAGGCAACGACTTGGTTGACGAGCTGCGGTTTATTGTTGAGGACGTCGCGCGTCCGGCAATAGATCGCGCACCCGATAAGGCTTACGCTGGCCAATGCCAGTGCGGTGAAGAGTTGTACGTACTCGTCGGTCAGGCCGGTGTGCTGTGCCCAGTCTGCGGAAGCCTGCGCGATGTCATGGCATGGCGACGCGCACAACTGGAAGCCGCCGCTGATCGACTGCTGACCGTGGCCGAGATGACACGCGCCATTGCTGAGACAGGCGGCGAGACGGTTAGCCGTAAGCGGATTGAGGGCTGGATACGTCGAGGTCGACTCTTGCGAACAGACCACGATCGTGGCGTGGCGTTGTACCGCGTCGGCGATGTGTTGGACATCTTGGCCAACGATATGCGCCGAGCAGTGTAAGGGATTTGGCAATGGGACAAATGCGCGGTACTCTGTGTGGTATCACGCCATGCGTGTATCAGCCCCGCCAAAGCGCGGGGCTTTGTCATGCGAGGAGAAAGGCAATGCCAACACGGGACGAACTCGTAGAGGCTTTGCATTACGCCACCGAGACGCGCGCACGGTTAGCAAAGCAACCAGGTACGCACGGCAAGCGCGCACAGATCATGGGCATGATCGACGATCTACTAGACGAACTGGCCGAGGTCGAGGCCGAGAGCGTCAACGCATGAACGGCGAACGCAACGAACTTAAAACCGGAGCATGGCGCAAGTTGCGCGCGCGAGTAGTTAAGAACGCCACACACTGCGCACTATGTGGTCAACCGTTAGTGCCCGACGCAGCACCACGCACACGATGGTCAACGTCAGTAGATCATGTCGTGCCACGCTCACTAGGTGGCCCGACCTTGCCGCATAATTGGCAGACGAACTTGCGCGCCGTGCACTATGGCTGCAACAGCAGTCGAGGCAATGGCGTGACCACCGGCAAAGGGTCACGCAAAGTGACCAAGCCGACCGGCGGGCCTGCGCCCAGCCGAGGCTGGTGACCTGCCGTCACCGTCACCCTGAGTAGGGGGTGGGATGTCCTTTTCCAGCCCGTTGACGGTGGACCGAGCGTTCCTGACGAAAATCTCTCTCCACTTAATTTTAAAATGACCCTGCGTGACATTTTGCCCGTTGGAGGCTGGCCGTGAATTTGAGCGAGGCTTCAGCCACCGGCGACCGCACTGTCATTTTGCGTACTCTGCGTGACATTCTTGCGGCCCGCCTGGACGACCCTGACACCAAAGACATTCCGGCCACGGCGCGTGAGCTGCGGGCGGTGCTTGCTGAATTGGCTGAGGGGCCAGCGGAAGAGGCTGATTTCATTGACGAACTCCGTGCGCGGCGTGCAACTGCCACGAGTGGAAAGCGTGCCGCCAAGCGTTGAGACATGGGGCCAAGACGCAATTGACTTGGCCGCTTCGGTTGGGTTGGTTCTTGACCCGTGGCAGTGTCACGTTTTGAAGCAAATGCTGAGCCGTCGTGAAGATGGCTTGTGGTCGGCGTTTGAGGTCGGCCTAGTTGTTCCTCGACAAAACGGCAAGGGCGCGGTTCTTGAGGCTAGGGTCTTGGCCGGCCTGTTCCTGTTTGAGGGCGAATCGTTGACCCTCTGGTCAGCACACCAATTTAAAACTTGTCGAGAAGCGTTTCGTCGAGTTGTCGGGTACATCGAAAACAACTCTGAACTGAAGTCACGAGTGAAGACGATCCGAACCTCGCATGGCGAAGAGGGCATCGAACTTAAGACTGGCCAACGGTTGCAATTCGTTGCGAGGTCGAGAACGTCGGGCCGTGGTTTCACTGGCGATGTCGCAATCTTGGACGAGTGCCAGGTGCTTGACGCTGAAGACATCGCCGCGCTGCTGCCTACGCTCTCAACACGACCGAACCCGCAAGTGATCTACACCGGAACGGTCGATGATGCCGCTTCTCAACTCCGTGGTCTTAGGGAGCGCGCGCTTGCTGGCGGTGATACTTCCCTTGCCTACATGGAATGGTCGGCACCTGACGACGCTGACCCGTCTGACCCGCAGGCGTGGGCGCAGGCGAACCCTGCGCTAGGCATTCGCATTTCGCAAGAGTTCATTGCACGCGAATACGCGGCGATGAGCAACGATCTCGACTGGTTTAAACAGGAACGCTTAAGTATTTGGCCCAAACGCCAGGCCGAAAGCGTATTCGCTGAACCTGCTTGGCTGGCTTGTGTTGATGAATCTTCGACCATGAATGACCCTGTGTGTTTCGGTATTGACGTTTCACCTGATCGCACGTGGGCGGCGATCGGCGCGGCTGGTACTCGACCTGATGGTTCTAAGCATGTGGAGCTTGTCGAGTTCCGTCGTGGCACTGGTTGGGTTGTTGATCGAGTCACCGAACTGGTCAATAAATGGCGGCCTTCGGCAATTGTGGTTGATGCTGGCGGCCCTGCCGGTTCCCTGCTCGCTGATCTTGAGGCTGCGCGCATTGAGGTCACGTTGACTTCTACCCGCGATTACGCGCAAGCGTGCGGCATGTTCTTTGATGCTGTCGACGGCGGTTTCTTGCATCACCTTGGCCAAACTGAATTGAACGATGCAGCGTTGATTGCCAAACGCCGGCCGCTCGGTGATGCCTGGGCATGGTCTCGTAAATCGTCCACTGATGTTTCTATTTCGCCGCTTGTTGCGGTAACTCTCGCACACTGGGCTTCACGGTCAGCACCTGCGGCCGACCCAATGATTCACGATGTCTGGAGCAACTTAGATGCCGAACCGATTGCGTGACGTGGTGACCACCGGCCTTGAGGTCGCTGGTGCTGCCGCCATCGTGGCTGGCGTCAATGCGCTTGTGAATAGTGGTGCTGCGCTGGTTGTTGCTGGCATTTTTGGGATTGTTGGCGGGTACTTGATGGGCGGTAACGAATGAGCCTGATTCGTCGCGGCCTTGAGCAACGCTCACTCGGCCAGTTCAACAACTACGTCACGCCGTTCACCTCAATGTACGGGCAGACTTCGGTCAGCACTGCAGCTGGTGAACGAGTCGATGAGGTCACCGCGCTTGGCCTGACTGTCGTCTTGCGTTGTGTCACGTTGCTCGCTGACACGGTGGCATCGTTGCCGTTGCGCACGTACCGGCAGCGCGCAGGCGAACGGGTCAGTATTCCGCTGCCCAACGTGCTGGTATCGCCTGACGTGGAATCGACCGGCTTTGAACTGGTGCATTCCACGATGGCATCGTTGGGCTTGCACGGTAACGCCTACCTGTACCTTGACCGCGACAATCGCGGCAACGTCATCAACATCACGCCGCTGCACCCGTACCAGATGCAGGTTTTGTCTGACAAGACTGCTGAGCGCCGCCGTTACTTGCATCTCGGTACGGACATTCCAAACGACCAGATGATTCATATTCGCTGGTTTACTCCGCCGCAATCGCTGGTTGGCGTTTCGCCGCTGATTCAGTCGCGCCAGATTGTCGGCTTGGGTTTGGCGATGGATCGCTACTTGGCCGGTTTCTATGGTGATGGCGCTACGCCGTCGAGCGTGTTGGAATCTGACCGCGACTTAACAACTGACCAGGCGCGCACATTGCAAGCGACATGGGAAGCCCAGCATCGTAAACATCGGCGACCGGCGGTTCTTTCGGGTGGCTTGAAGTATCGACCCATTACGACCTCGGCCAGCGATTCGCAAATGATCGAAACGCGCGAGCAGATCGTGCGCGACGTGGCCCGTATCTACGGCATTCCTAGCCACTTGATCGGCGCAATGGGCGATAACCAGACGTATCAGAACGTTGAGCAAGCCTCACTCAACTACTTGATGCACACGGTGACGCCTTGGTTGCGCCGTCTTGAGATCGCGTTTTCGCGCGTGTTGCCGTATGGCACCGATGTCGCGTTTGATACTTCGGCATTGCTGCGCACTGATGCGTTGACTCGTGCACAGGTTGGTCGGTTGCAAATCGAATCTGGCACCCGTTCACCGAACGAGCTGCGCCTTCTCGACGGCCTTGAGCCTTACGAGGGCGGAAACGAATTCCATCAGGCACTGCAAGGCACGGTGCTTAATGGTGGCGATCAGCCCGCACTAGGCAATGAGGCTACGCCAACAACTCCAATGATGGGCGTGCTTGATGCCTGAACTTTTCTCACCTCCAAAAGCCGTCGTGGCTGAAGGGTTAGTAACTGCGCCAGTCGATGCGGCGGGCGTTATTGCAGTTCGGGGCGCAACTGGCGAAACCGGCGCGTGGGCTTCCCGCGTGGCTGAAAACCTGACGGCCCGCGCGGCTGAAATTCTCAAGGAGAACGCAGTGACCGAAGTTCGAGCTGATGCGCCTTACGGCGTCGATGTTGACCCGATTGCTCACGGCATCATGGCGTGCGATGCGGCCCTTGATGCTGCACAGAATCTGCTAGCGGGCAACGTTGACCCTGTTGTTTCGCAGGCTTACTACCTGATCTGTGCCGCTGATGCTGCCCTTGATGAGGCGCAAGAAGCCCTCGGGCTGGTTGATGCTGACGATGAAATGTCTGAGGGCGAACCGGCTATGGGCGATGCGGCCAATATGGCCGACATGGCTGAGCAACCGCGTTCAGAATCGTTGATGTTGGCCGAGCATCGCAGCCGTTTAGCCACTGCCGAGCAGATCACCTTTGATGCTGAGATTCGCGCAGCCGGCGACGGCTCAATGCGGATCAGTGGCTATGCCGCCAAGTTCAACACGGAAGCGTCAGCGTTAGGGTTCCGCGAGCAGATTGCACCAGGTGCGTTCAAGCGTTCACTGGCCGGCGCTGATCCGATCTACCTGCTAGTCAACCATGACACTGAGCAACTGCCGTTGGCATCAACCGGCTCGGGCACGTTGCAACTGCGCGAAGATGCAACCGGCTTGCTAATGACTGCCGACCTCGACAAGAGCAATCCGCGTGCCGCTGAGTTGTACAGCGCGCTTAAGCGCGGCGATGTTTCCAAGATGTCGTTCATGTTCACGATCGCGGATGGTGGCGAGACGCGCCAGAACGGTTTGCGCACCCTTACCGATTTGAACTTGTTTGAAGTTTCCGTGGTGACGTGGCCTGCCTACGACTCCACCGAGGTCGGCGTGCGCGATGCAGCCGCCGACGATCTGGGCACCCGTGCGCGCCTCGCTGCGGCACGCCTAGCCCTCGTCAAGTAAGACCCCCACAATCTCCCGCACTTGCGGGCAACCTCTGGCGCATTCGCTCTGGCGGCGTTTCATTACACCCTTAAACCATGAAGGAGTTTTGCCATGAGCGAAATGCTCAACAAGCTCCGCGAAGCCCGCAGCGAAGCCGTTACGGCCGCTGAGGAGCTTCTCGCCGCCGAGCCGACCACCGAGTCACTCGACGCCGTTGAAGCGCGCACCGCGGAGATCAAAGAACTAGATGAGAAAATCCAGATCGCCTCTGACCTTGAGGCCCGCACGGCTGCCGTGGCTGAGTCACGCGCCGAGACTGGCGTGAAGGTTTTCGGTTCGGCCAAGGTTGGCCGCGAGCCGTTGACCTACGAAGAGCGCGGCGAATTCTCGTTCGTCAAGGACATGATTCGTGCGCACACTCGCAACGATGCTGA